AGATCCACAAATCATTGAAGATATCTTGGGCGGTAAAGATGTTCACAAACAGACCGCATCTATTATTAATCAGATTAGTACAGACGAGGTAACAAAAGACCTCAGACAAAAGGCCAAGGCTTATACATTTGCTCCCCTTTATGGTGGCATGGGTATGTCTGAGCCCCCTCATGTACAGACGTACTTCAAAGAGTATTTTAATATTTATCAGGGTTTGAAGCGTTGGCATCAGACTTTGATGGATGGCGTGTTAAGAGATGGAATTGTTCGGATACCTTCCGGGCGTGAGTTCTATTTCCCAGACGCCAAGCGGTTGCGTGGTGGCCGTATAACTAATGCTACGGCAGTAGTTAACTACCCTGTGCAATCGTTCGCGACAGCGGACATTGTTCCGTTGTCATGTGTTCGCGCTCTGCGTGAATTCAACAAGCTCAATCTCCAAAGCAAATTGATGCTTACAGTGCACGATTCAATCGTTGTGGATGTGTACCCCGGAGAAAAAGAAAAGGTTGTTCAAGCCCTGAAATGGGCCATGAGCGAGGTTTCTGAAGAGCTTGAAACTAGGTTCAATTATAAACCTGTTTTGCCACTTGATATTGAGATGGAAGCAGGGGCTAATTGGATGGATAAAGCCGTAGTTAGTGTTGACCAATGACACTAATAAGGGTAAATTATAATTCTTACATAGGAGAAAAATATGGGCGAAGTAGCCATTGTAGATAAAGCTGAAGAGCATAAACTTGCCGCACTTCTCGGGGCTAACGACAAGCCTCAAGCTAGTGCAGACCGCCTTCCAATGTTGAAGGTAAATACGATGCGTAAGGACGCGCAGGGCCGTAAGATCGAACAGGGTTTGTTCTATCTTAATGGAATGGATGAACCCGTTTACGCTGAGAAGGTACGCATTCGCGTATTGTCGCAATTGTTCCAGTGGATTCATTATGATCCGGAAGAGAACAAGGTAGTAAACAAAACCCTACTAATCCCGAACTTCCGTTGTGAAGCGCGTGATATGAAGGGTGGCGAACGTTGTGGAAAACCACCTTCTAAAGTTCTTCGAGAAATGCCTAAAGAGGAGCAAAAGAAGTACACGGACATCAAGTGCTTCCGTCAATTACGAGTACTTACTTCTTACAAAGGTAAGGACGCTGACGGAAATGAGGTGACTGTAGAGAACGAACCTGCTATAATGTTGTTGAAGGGATCGAACTTTTCTCCGTTTGAAGATGAGTTCATTAAGTCTCTTCCAAAGGGCGCGAATTTCTACGATTACTGGTCTGATGTAACGGCAGAAGAACTACAAAATGGTTCTGTTGTTTATTACGTCATGCACTTTAAGCCCGATCTAAAACGCATTCTTCCAATCGACCAAGATACATTCGACACCATGACGCACATGGCTGGAATGATCAAACGCGAGAACGAAGTAATTGAGCGTTCTTACCAGAAAGCCCTGCGTGATGGGCAACTGGATAGTGATGCTATCGATGCAGTATCGGAAGTAATTGATAACGACGATCTGTCCGCAGATCTCGAAGACGATCAATAACTCTTAGGAACCAAGGGGGGCTTTGTGCCCCTCTTTTTTCCCCTGAGAAAAAGGAGTTATGATGTCTATATCTACACTAGAAGCGCAAATACGCATGACTTTGGATAAGTTGTCCAACGGTGAACCAGTCGAATGCGAAGACGAATGGATTGAAGCCGCTGGCGAAATGTTCAAGGATGGCTTGCGTAAGCAATTAAATAGGAAGCCGGAACCTTTTCGGTTGCGTATGAGCAACATTGGACGACCTGTCTGCCAACTCCAAATGGAGAAAGCGGGCAAAGAGAAGTCTAAGTTGCCGTATAATCACATAGTAAGGATGATGCTTGGCGATGCAGTTGAATGCATTGTTGAGGTTCTGTTGCGTGTCTCAGGTGCCAATATCACCGGGGGTAAGTCCCAAGCGAAGTTTGATATCGCTGGTACTACCATTGAAGGTGAGAACGATATCGAAATCGATGGCATGACCTTTGACACAAAGTCTGCTTCACCTTGGGCTTATGACAATAAGTGGCAAGATGGCTGGCATGGCGTAGCTAAGGATGATGCATTCGGGTATACAGCCCAATTGCTAGGCTACTCTAAAGGCACAGACACCGGGCTTGGCGGCTGGATTGTCGTCAATAAAAGCACAGGAGAAATTCGTGTTGTAGAAGCTACACCGAATACTCAGGAAATTCAGGAGTTGGAGTCCCGAATTGCAGAGACAATTCACAAAGTAGATTTTGATGAGAAATTTGAAAGATGCTTTGAGCCTACAACCGAGTATTTCCGAGGTAAGCCCACAGGCAATAAGCGTCTGCATACAACGTGTACGTTTTGTCCGTACATGAGGGAATGTTGGCCCGACGCCGAGTATCAGCCCCAGACGGGATCTAAAGCACAGAGCCCACGACACTACTGGTACACGGATTACAAAGCAGATGAGAAAAAATAAAAATAACCCCCGAGCTAGAGCTATCGCAAATGGCTATAGATCGGGTCTTGAGGAAAAGGTACAGGGCGATTTAATCAAACGAGGGGTTGATGCGGAATATGAATGTTTCCGTATCCCCTACGTTATACCGCAGAGCGACCATTACTATACGCCAGACTTTCTTCTTCCTAATGGTATCGTAATCGAAACTAAGGGGCGGTTCACAATAGAAGATCGCCGCAAACATTTGCTCTTAAAGGAGCAATACCCCGACTTAGACCTTCGGTTCATCTTTACCAACAGCAACGGCAAAATCCGTAAAGGATCGAAAACTACTTATGCCATGTGGTGTGAGCGGTACGGTTTTGCGTACGCTGACAAACTGGTTCCGTTGCCGTGGATTAAGGAACGGAAGAATAGATCTTCACTTAAAATTATTAACGGACTGAGAAACGTATGACCCAAGATACTGGCCCCCTACCTAACGCTGTTTATATGGAAATAACCGTAGATGAAGAAGGCAGATTGCTCTTCAGTGGGGGGTTTGGATTTGATGAAGATTACCCCGAAGATACTATGCAATTCCTACAGGATTTGTTGGCGGGTGTGTACGCCATTATCAACACTCAAACTGACAATGTAATAGCCGCTGGGAAGATCGTCAGATCCGCCCCGGGCTTTGATGGTTTTGACTACCCGGACGAAGAAGAACCGGATGTCGAAATAATCTTCGAGCCAGACGAAGAACTGGTCAAGAAGATGAAGGAGAGCAATCAGGATAAGACCCTGAATGTTATTAAATTTGACCCAAAAAAACATAGGAAGCACTAATGAGCGAAAAGGAGAAAACAATCTATGCTCACCAGTATCCCTTCGATACCGTAGTCAAAGACTCTGTCTCAGGCCAGACGGTCAATATCGCTAACAATACTCAGCGAGCCGAAGTGGATATGGTGAACCATCCACCGCACTACACAAAACACCCATCGGGCGTGGAGTGCATTCAAGTAACTGAACACATGAACTTCAATCTCGGAAACGTCGTCAAATACATTTGGCGTTGTGAGGAGAAGCATGAGGTTCCTCTTGAAGATTTAGAAAAGGCTGAGTTTTATCTGAAGAGAGAGATTGCCCGCCGTAAGAAGAAAGCGGGTTCTCTATGAAGCATATACATCAGTTTACTTGGTTCAATTTATTTGACCAAGACGAGTGCGATAGTATCTGTAAATTGATGTCCGAACAGGCGACATCAAAAGGACAGGTGCTGTCATTAAAACCATCATTAAGAGATAGATTAGCTAGGAACTGTAAGCTGGCTTGGATTCCTATGGATGTACAGACTTCGTGGATGTACTTGAAGATCCGGGATCAAGTGATGCACTTAAATGACCGTTGGCTAAACTTTGATCTAAATGGTGAAATTGAGGCCCTTCAGTATTTGGAGTACGGCTTTGGTCAATTTTATAATTGGCACACTGACTCTGGGCACGACAAGGTAGCAACCAGAAAACTAACCTGCATCATACAGCTTTCAGATCCATCTGATTACGTCGGCGGTAGACTTCAAATCGATTCACAAACGCATTTACCGAACGGTAATTTTGTGAAGTACGCGCCAAAGGCCAGAGGTACTGCAATCATCTTCCCATCTCATTTGCGACACATCGCACGTCCAGTGCTGTGGGGAAGACGTAAAGCTTTGGTTGCGTGGTTTAGAGGAAATCAACCGTTGAGGTAACAATGATACAATTAAAATTAGATCTAGAAAAAGACGAACTGTTTGACGAACTGGGCCTTAATCGGCTTAGAGAAAGTTATATGCGTGATGAAGAGGAATCTCCTCAAGAGCGGTTCGCCTTCGTTGCTGGGGCCTTTGCTTCAAATGAAGAACACGCACAGAAAATTTATGATTACGCCAGTAAACATTGGCTGTCGTTTTCTACGCCTATTCTATCCTACGGCCGTAGTAATAAAGGCTTACCTATCTCATGCTTCCTGTCGTATCTTGACGACAGTGCTGAGGGGCTAGTTGATACCTATGGTGAAGTTTCTTGGCTATCTATGCTTGGGGGCGGTGTAGGAATTCATGTAGGCATCCGTGGTGCAGACGAAAAGTCTGTGGGTGTTATGCCTCACTTGAAAACATACGATGCAGGATCTCTGGCGTATCGTCAGGGCCGTACTCGTCGTGGTTCATACGCGGCGTTCTTGGATATCAATCACCCGGACATTATGACATTTATCGAAATGCGTAAGCCGACAGGTGACCAAAACTTCCGGACACTAAACTTGCATCACGGTGTTAACCTCAGCAATGAATTCATGGAACTTATCGAAGCGTGTATGCGCGATGAAAACCATGATGATAGCTGGCCGTTAATTAACCCTAATAATGGTCAAGTGACTGAGGTTGTATCAGCCCGTGATCTATGGATGCGTCTACTTGATATCCGTATGCAAACCGGGGAACCATATTTTATTTTCCTAGATACGGCTAACAATCAGATGCCTGAGTGGCTTAAAGCTCTAGGGCTAAAGATCAACGGATCTAACCTGTGTACTGAGATATTCTTGCCTACTGATACTAAGCGTTCGGCAGTCTGTTGTCTGTCTTCATTGAACGTAGAGTATTACGACCTCTGGAGCAAAGA